CGGGCGTCGCGGTTGGCCCAAGAACAATCGCAGACATTATCTGGGTAGTGTTCTCTCTCGTAGAGGGCACTACTCATTTTTTTTGGAAGGTTCAGAACAAGGAATATCAATGGCATTTAAAAAAGGCAGATCCGGAAATCCTGGCGGCCGCCCGAAGATCGAGGGTGAAATTAAAGAGCTGGCCAGAACATATACGCAAGAGGCTGTTGAGCGTTTGGTCGAGTGGATGCGGTCAACAAACCCGAAGGCTTCAGTTGGCGCGGCGATTGCGCTTTTAGATCGCGGATGGGGCAAGCCGGCTCAAGCGGTCGAGCTTGGCGGCAAAGACGGGGGGGGTATTTTGGTCAAGATAATTAACTATGGTAACGCCTAGCAAATTAGCTGCTTCCCGACGGTATTATCATCGCAACAGAGCGAAATGCCTTGAAGCCGGACGTAAATGGCGCACCAAAAACCGCGCGAAAGCAAGACTATCAGCGAGAAACTATTACCACAAAAACCGGGCCGTTCAACTAGCCAAAACCAAGGCGTGGCGTACAGAAAACCCAGATATTTTTAATGCCAGCCGGTACCTGGCTAGGGACAAGTTGAAGCTCGAAGCACTAATGCGCTACTCGCTCAACGGCGTGATTGAGTGTGTTAAATGCAAGATTTCAGACATAGACGTACTCTGCTTGGACCATATCAACGACGACGGTGCGGCGCATAGGAGGCAATTAAAAATTGCCCAGCGTGGCCGAGAGAATGGCGGCGGGGTTTATGCCGTTCTAAAAAAGCATGGGTTTCCGCCTGGGTTACAGGTTATGTGCGCGAACTGCAATATGAAAAAGCAAATGGAGCGGCACCGTGCGGAGAGAATGAAAAACCCAGTCTATGCCAAAAGAATTAACACTGCCATACAACTATCAGCCTAGACCGTATCAGTTGCCCATTCTTAGGGCGATGGACAGCGGGACGAAGCGGGCGGTCTGGGTGGCTCATAGGCGGTCAGGAAAGGATAAGACGTGTTTAAACATAACTATCAAGAAGATGCAGGAAAAGGTTGGTGTTTATTTTTATCTATTCCCCACGTTCACTCAGGCGAAAAAGGTCATTTGGGATGGGAAAGATGGCTCAGGGTTTGGGTTTAGGTCGCATTTTCCAAAGGAATTGATTGACGGCAATGTCAACGAAACAGAATTAAAAATCAAATTTAAAAATGGATCAATCTTTCAGCTTATCGGAACGGACACGATTGATAGGATCGTCGGCACAAATCCTATTGGCGTCGTGTTCTCCGAATTTTCACTACAGGACCCAAGGGCATGGGGATTTTTAAGACCAATCCTAGCGGAGAATGGCGGCTGGGCAATCTTTGTCGGAACGCCCCGCGGAGAAAATCATTTTTATGACCTCCATTGTCTCGCCCAAGATGATCCAGAGTGGTTCAGCCAAGTCCTCACCGTTGATGACACCAAAGCCATCAGCCCCGAAGTTCTCGCAAACGAAAGACGCGAAATCATCCGACTCCACGGTAACGACGCCCTATTCCAGCAAGAATATTATTGCAGCTTTAGCGTCCCCATCGCCGGCGCCTATTACGCCCATCAAGTCATGCAAGCCTACAAAGAAGGCCGAGTTACCCACGTTCCCCACGAGCCAATGGCCAGGGTCCATACCGTCTGGGACCTTGGTGTCAATGATCGGAACTCTATCTGGTTCTTTCAGCATGTCGGCGGACAACTCCGGCTCATCGATTTCTATGAAAACTCCGGCGTCGGGCTCCCCCACTATGCCGAAATCCTCCAAGAGAAAACAAAAGAGCTTGGTTATATTTACGAACGCCATATCGGTCCCCACGACACTCAAGTCCAAGAATGGAGCAGCGGAAAGACCAGGATACAGTCCGCGCGCGACCTGGGTATCAAGTTTCAAATCGCGCCTAAACTCGGGGTTTTGGATGGAATTACAGCCGTCAGAAACATGTTCCCAAAGCTCTGGATCGACCAGAAACGATGCGCCCAGGGGCTCAACGCTCTCAAAAACTACCACCACGAATACGACGAAGAGCGAAAGACCTATCTTCCTACGCCAAAGCACGATTGGTCATCCAATGCGGCGGACAGCTTGAGGTATATGGCCGTGACTTACGATTTTAGAACGAACGTGCAGAGAAGCCCGGACGGGGATTATGGGAACAGGAAAGCGAGATCGGGCTACGTTGCACCGTCTCCAATGGTGGTGTAACGTGGGAATGACTTTGCTCGGCAAGCCAGTTCAGCGCACAAAGATGACAGCCGATGAGCGTCACGAAATATTCCCGAAATGCGACTGTGATTACACAACGGCGCAGGACAAACCTGGAAGCGGGTCCAGACCAAACAGGAAGAGGTGTCGCGTTGAAAGCATGGCAACTCACGTCTGTACTCGTGAGATTGGTCATATCGGGAGCCATCACAGCCATATTGCGCGGAACCGGGTGTTTTCGGAGTGGGCGGCGTGATGGAAGATAAAATTTTTAACGAAGCGATGGTTTGGGCTTTTGGGTCTGGATGGAATGCTGTACCCCTATCAAGTTTGCCTGACATTTTCAATTCAAGGCATGGTGACATTTTTGAAATAGATGGTAGCGACTCTGTTTATGAAACAAATAGGAAAATTGCCGACTATTATGTTGAAAATGTGATGGGGAAAGCATGAGAGATTCCCACATTTTAGCCGGACTCGGGCAGGTTGAAGCGAAGGTTGGGCATGACGTCCGGCTGCTTGCTGAGCAGGTGCGCTTGGTTCGGTTTAGACAGGAAGCGATTGAATCAGTCCTATTTGGTAGCCGCTTTCGGATGGCCTGGATAGCGGTTCTTTCGATCTTTAAGCCTTCCGCGGTGCAGAACATGCTGGACATCGAAACTGAGGCTGTGGGCGCTGCTTATCACGAAGCTATTAAGCAGGAAGCGATTGCCCGGGCCAAGAAGGCCAAGGGGATCGTGTTGCCGAAGGGCGTGGGAGTGATTGGGGCGTGACACCTGAAATTGAAGTGCGTCCTGGCGATTACGGATTTACTGGCCCTCACCCCAAAGGCTATATGATGATTTTTAATCAGTCCGAAGCTCCCGAAGGGTGGGAGATCGTGCCTGGATTTATTGTTTGCGTGAAAAAATGACCTCCTACTCCCCCACAACCGCCACCAAGGAACAGAAGGAATCAAAAGCCCTTCAGGACTTCCGTTTTGCCTATGAGCATAAAAGAAAGTGGCTCGATGAAGCTGAGACTGACTACGAGTTTGCGATGGGCAAGCAGTGGGAAGACGAAGACGTCGAGAAGCTTGCAGCCAAGGGGGTTTTGGCCCTCACCATCAACAAGATTTATCCCAATATCCAGCTTTTGGTAGGTATTGAGAGCCAGAACCGGACGGATGCTAAGGCTTTCCCTATCGGTAAAGAAGACGACGTTAAGGGCGATATTGTAACGGCCCTCCTCAAAGACATCAACCGGAACGCTGGACTCGATTACAAGCATTCAGAACAGTTCGAGGATGGCCTTATTTGCGGAGAAGGGTGGCTTGAGCCATATCTGGACTACTCGGATCACCCATTCTTCGCCAAGATGAAGTTCCGCACCGCGGACTACAATCAATTTTACCCAGACCCCAACGCCAAGGAATACGATTTTTCTGACGGCCAGTTCATGGATAAGGTCAGTTTTGGGCTAACGGAAGACCAGATTCTGATGCTGTATCCCGAGTTGAAGGACAAGCTGGGGAATATCACTGGCAAACTGAGCTTGGACACGGCCCTTGGAAACTCTATCTGGGCCACGATCACGAGCGCCGTTGACCGCGTGATGTACAAGAACAGTTCAAACGCGGATTCTCCTGAACAGATTGAAGAGCCGACCTATGATCTGCTCGAACACTACTATAAAAAGTACGTCCTCAAGTATTGGGTGGCGAGCTATCAGCATGGCCTGAAGGAAGCGGCCAGCAAGGAAGAGGCTGAAAACTACGTCAAGATGGAAAATGCGATGCTTCCCGCTGGTGTTCAGCCGGCCGTCGTCATCAAGCGGACGGTTTACGAGATTTGGTGCTGCACCTATGTTGGTAACGAGAAGGTTTCCGAAGATAAGGCGTGGTATTTTCCGCGCTGGAAGGGATGGCCGGGGGTACCATATCGCGCCAAATGGAAGAAGGTCCCCCTCCGTGGAGATAATTTTGAGATTCTGACACAAGGAATTACCCGCGGGATGAAGTCAATTCAGATGGAGTTTAACAAGCGCCGGACGCAGGAGCTCCGGATCCTGAACACTTCGGCCAATTCTGGATGGCTTACGGCTAAGGATTCGTGGGTCGATCCGGACAAGGTGGAGAAGTTCGGGTCTACCCCTGGTGTCAATCTCGAATATGACCCTACCGCTGGCCCACCTCCTCAAAGGCTTGAGCCGGTCCAGTTGAGTCAGGGGCATGCCCAGCTTGCAGCGGAACATTCCGAGGACATGAAGACGGAATCGGGAATCAACGCCGAACAGTTGGCGATGGAGTCGGGTGAACGGTCAGGAAGAGCGATTGCCCTTCGTCAAAAGCAGGGCCTTGTCATGGTGCAGAAGTATTTTGACAACCTGTCTCAGACCAAAAAGATCATGGCTAAATTCGTTTTGTCTCAGTTGGCCCAGGTGTACGACGTGGAAAGAGCCGTCAGAGTTTTGGGCGATGCGTTCATTCAGGAGCATTTCAGCGTTCCGGTGATGGGTCCGATGATTGGTCCGGATGGGATGCCGATGGTGGACCCCGCGGGCCAGCCTGTGATGGGTCCGCAGATCGACCCCATGACCGGCCAGCCTCAGATGCAGGTTGACCAGAATGCGGTCGTCATGACGTTCAATCAGGTGCTGAACGATGCTGACCTGGGACTTTACGACGTCGCGATCGGTGAAAGCGCCCAGAATGATACCGTCCGTTACGCCAATTATCTGACATTGACCGAGATGGCGGGAGCTGGAATCCCTATCCCGCCTGACGTTCTGGTGGAGGAAAGTGGTATTTCCGCGTCTAGCAAGCAGAAGATTTTGGCAGCAATTCAAAACGCGCAGGCCGCAGGTATGGTCGCGCCACCTAAAAAGAAGGCGTAAAGGAGTTTCACATGGTTAAAAAGGCACCCAAAGACCCACAGTTCGCGCAGAAGCTGGAAGACCAGGCTCGGAAGATGTTCGGTCGGGCGTACCGATTTTTGAACGCAACTCAGAAGGCGGCAGTGAACGCGGAGACGAAGTTTGAGCCGAAGGAGGAATCCAATGTGGAGCATTTGGCCGGAGTTCATGAGCCAGTACGCGCAAGCAATGGCGAAGGAAACAGACAGGAAAATAATGGAGCTGACAAAACCGGAAAGCCGGAAGAAACCACGAAAGCCGCGCCGGCCCCGGTACTGAAGCATGCCGAACCGTTCGTGGATTATGTCACGCAGCACAAATGCGAAGCTGGGCACATTACCAACGGCAAGGTGACGGCGCCTCCTCTTGGATGCCGGATCTGCGATAAGCCTGTCAAGAAGATAGGCTATTACGTCAACGATATTTTTGTAGAAGCAAAGAACTAAAGACAATTTGAAGGGCCGGGCCCTGGGGGCACTCAGGGATTAAGCGGAGCCTAAATCTCCGACCGGATACAGCGGCAAATTTAGGGGCCGCGAGACAGTGGGTTAAACACCGACTGCTTCGCGGTCCCTTTTTTGCTGCCTCAAAAGGCGCAAAGGAGAAAACTATGGAAGAGTCAAAAAAGGTTGAAGGAGTAGAGGTCGAAGAAACACCGGAAGTTGTTGCAGCACCAGCGCCAACGCTGGACGATTTAGCGGCAGAAGGGTTTGGCCAGCAAGAGCTCAAGGATGCGAAAGAGTTGGGCCTTGTGACGGAGAAGACCCCCGAGGAAAAGGCGAAAGAGGAAGAGAAGGCAAAGGCGGATAAGGCGGCGGAAGAGGCCAAAGCGCCCCCCAAGAAGCTGACGGACGAAGAGCATAAGGCGTTATGGGATCGGGCGCAGATCGAGACGGACCCTGCGAAGGAAGAAGAGAAGCTAAAGACCTTCACGGACGCCGAGAAGAAACTTTACAAGGCCCAGAAGCTGGCTTGGAGCAAGGCGAAGGTAGCCGAAACGGAAAGAAATCAGGCTCGGGAAGAACTGAAAGCAGCGCAGGAACGGGCGAAGGCTTTGGAAGAGAAGCTGAAAAAGTTTGACCCGGATGCTGAGAATGACCAAGAGACACCGGAAGCCAAGAAAGCCAAAGAGGACAGGGACCGGCAAAGAGCCGCGGAAGTGGCCGCAGAGCGAAGCCGGGCGCAGGAGGAAGCAGCCAAAGCTCAATATGAGGATTTTGACGAAGTGATGGTACTGGCTACGGAAATATTCAACACGAAGGGCGACGTCCTAAAAGACAGCCCCAAGCTGTTCAGGAAGGCAGAACTCTTGGCTCGCCAGTTCTTCACTCTGTACGGTCAGGACGTCGGACCGAACGATTTGAGCGCCGCGGACGTGGCGTATGAGATCGGATTGTTGCACCCCAAATATAAAAAGGCAGACGCGTCAACCGCGAAAGTTGAGAAGGACGGTACGGCTCCGAAAGTCGAGGCGGACAAAAAACTTGACCCAAAGGTCATAGACCGGGCCAAGGATCAGCGACGGACGAGCGCTTCAATACCCAGCGGTGGATCAGGCAAGAGAGTTGTTTCTTACGACGAGTTAACGCCAGGAGATGTGGCTGACTGGCCGCAAGAGAAATTCGCCAAACTCCCCGAAGAGGTTCAGGAAAAGCTCCTCCGCGCATAACTTAACTAAGGGAGCATTCAAATGGAATCACAAAGCATTTCAGCGAATCGCCCAAAACTTTGGGAGAAAAAGCTGTTTGCGGACGTGATGCGTGACCTGTACTTCCAGCAGAACGGAATGATGGGCTCGGATGAGAACAATATCATCCAGACCAAGACCGACCTCATGAAAGAACAGGGCGACACCATCACTTTGCCGCTCACCAAGCGCCTTTCCGGAAACGGAGTGGACGGTGACGACGAGCTAGAGGGCAACGAGGAAGAGATCGAGGCGTTTTCTGAGTCGGTGGTTATCAACCAGAAACGCTTCGCCGCGGTGTTGAAGGGCAAGTTTGACGAACAGACGAACTCCTACGACATGCGGACGGACGCGAAGAACAAGCTCAAGATTCAGGTGACTGAGTTTATTGAGCGTCAGTTCTTCTTGAAGCTGGGCGGCGTGGTCAACACGTCTCTCACCGACACCAACGGAGTGGCGATTGCGGCCTCGGCAACGTGGTCCAACACGCCTGACGTGGTTCCCAATGCGGACACTGCGGCCGGTTACGGATCGCGGTATCTGTGCGCGAACTACACCGATGGCGCGGCCAATATGACTTCGGCCCATACCTTGACACCCGCCCTCATCACGAAGGCGAAGACCAAGGCGAAACTGTCGAACCCCAAGATCCAGCCTCTTCGGATCAACGGCAAAGACTATTACCTGATGTTCATTCACACCTGGCAGGCCGACGACCTCAAGCAGGACGCGACCTACAACCAGGCTCGGCGCGAGGCGGAAGCCCGCGGTAAAGATAACCCCATCTTCACGGGCGCCCTCGGCGTCTGGGATGGCGTCATCTTGCATGAGCATGAGTTTGTCCCCTACCTCGACGTTTCTGTCGCTGGGAATAACTTCGGCGCTGCTGGGTCCGGAACGGACTACGCAGTCGATACTTGCCGCGCTCTTCTCGTTGGCCGTCAGGCCGGCGTTTACGCGCAGTGCAAGAACCCCAACGGCTGGGTTGAGGAAACGAAGGACTACAAAAACAAGGTCGGGTTTGCCACAGGACTTATCGGCGGCATTCAGAAAGTTCAATTCAATTCTCTCGATTACGGCGTTATCTCGGTTGATACCGCTGTGACCGTGCAGAACTAAGGAGGCAAATCATGGCTGCAATTACTGGCACACTTGCCTCGAATAACATGCTTCTCGGAAAAGCGGCTGGCACGAAGCAGATCACCGTCACGGCGACACTGACTTCTGCCTCTGACACCATCACGCTTACCAAAGCGACGCATGGAATCCGGGCGATCACTGGAATTGTCGGAGCCGTCATCACTGGTGGAGCGGATGCGAACTTCTGCATCTTGCAAGTCTCAGGCGTTGGTGGTCTTGTTCTAACCGTCGTCTCTCTCGGAGCTGACGGTGCGGCTGCTACTGATTGGACTGGCGCGACTATCTCAATCACCGTCGTCGGCACGGTCTAAGGAGGAAACCATGAAAAGCATTAAGTTACTTGGTTTTCTGCTTGGGCTGATGCTCTTGGCTGGGAAAGTCTCGGCTGCGGTCCCTACGGCGATGGAAGAGCGTTCGCGGGCTTCGCAGTTTGCTACGTCTCAGTCCACGCAGATCGTTCATTCGTCTGGTCCGGTGACTATTGCCGGATCGACGGGCTATCGTGAAGTCACCATCTTCAACGCCTCCAACCTCATTGGCGGCGCTACGGTTTATTACCGCGAAGACGGATTCTCGACGCTCGTCTCGACGCTTGGTACGCCTATCTTCCCTCAGCAGTTTGAACGGATTGAAACTCAAAATCCGATCTATCTGCAAATCAACGGAGGACCGACTACCACGACGACGATCCGCAGGAAGATCAAGCAGAAATAAGCATTTGCGGGGGCTTGAGGGCTTCGGCTCTTTGGTCCCCGCACGATTTCTTAAAAATTAAAGTTGGAGGATATTGTGATGAAAATTAAAGTGTTGGTCCTGGGCGCTCTGATTGTTGCCCTGAAAGCTGGGGTATCTTGGTCTGCGATGCCTTTCTTTGGAGTTTCCGGACCGGAATCGAAGTACACGGAAACTCATTCAACGATGACGGTATCTTCACCGACGATTACAGTTGCGTATTTGCCGCAAACGTCCACGTTTCGTCAGGTAACGATTGGTGATCCCAAGTGTCCTTCAAGGGTATTTTTTACCACTGACGGGTCCAGCCAGAATATCACTGCCAGGGGCGATTGGGTAGACGCTGGTTCTCAAAAGACGATTGAAACAGGCAACAAGATATGGTTTCAGGTCGAAAACGGAACTGCCCCCGTTGTGATTCGAGTTTATCAGAGTCTGAGGTAAGGTCCACATGAAAAGATATCTTTGGCTTTTATTCGTTGTTGGGACGGCACTCGGAGTCGGCAGCATGGCGATTGCGCGCGTCGCCCCTTCAATCAGCGGAGGGTCCGGTAACGGAAGAATTAAAAGCATCAATGCCGGCTCCCAAGTCAATGTTTCTGATGATGGTCAGGGGAACGTGACAATTTCTGCCACCCCTCCGTCTCAGGGCTCGGCCGGAGACTCTATTGCAAGCGCAACGATTACGGTTATCAATGCCGACAATGAAGGCAGTGGAGACGGGTACATTTCCATGCGGATCAACAATTCCACAAAGGCCGTTGTTGCTCCAAATGGACGGGTCGGAATAAACACGACCAACCCTTCGACGCAACTTGACGTGGTTGGAGTTATAACCGCAACGTCAATTGACGCCAACCTCGCTGCAAACAAGGTTCAGGCCGGGGCTCTGGGGGCCTCCGTCATGGGGTCTAGCGTTGCGGCTCAGTCCGTCAATGGAGATTCCTTGAAGTCCACGAATAAGGCGACGGACGGGCTTGTCCCAAAATTTGACGCCGCTACTGGCGGGGTTACATGGTCTGCGGACAATGCGGGAGGATCTGGCAGTAGCGACAATTTCGGCACTCATACCTCTTCAAAAGTTATAGATGCGGCAGGGTTTGCGATAACTCGTGTTTCTTCGATCGTATTCAACTCTGGGACGTCACCAATCATCGCAGGAATGATTTCTTCAGCTGCGGCCAATACCATAGTTGATGCGACGCAGATCAATGCCACGAACAAGGGAACAAACAAGCTTCTTGGAATGAATGCAGACAATACCCTGTCTTTCTTTACCGACCAAACTTCAGCCGGTGGTGGGGACAATTACGGCAACCATGTCGCTACAATGCCGCAAGTTAGTGCATTTGCGGTCACGGTCCCATCCGGAACTGTCTACGGTCAACTTTCCGTCGGTTCAATCACTGTTGTTGGGGCTGGTGCTGGTGTAGTTCATACTACGCATTCGGTTTTACATGTAAGGCTAACAGATCAGTCGGACAACGACTTTGAAGTCGCGGAAGCGTCTGTGTCTAAGAATGTCGGCGGTACGATGGTTGAACTGTCTACGTTTACACCGAACGGCGTAAACACTTTCGCAAACAAAACCCTGCGCTGGCAGAACAACACCATCGGTTCGACTCGTACATTCGCGACGTGGACGGCGGTGGCATATTCCAGTTTAACTATCATCAACCGTAGTTCAAGCAAAACCGTTGGCATGGCAGAGTATAGCCACGCAGCTTCCTCGGAATCGAACTGCGCGGCTGGGAAGGCCGTCCGTTGGCCTGTTGGGATGATTTCAAACCCTATTGCGTCTCTTATGATACGCGGTGGTGGAACTGGAACACAGCGATATGTGGTTGGCTACTCAACTGTTCCAGAAATTGTGGATGTTCAGTTTTCGACACCAACCGCCGGGGTGAACTTCGATATTCCAACCCACGCTGGAGGAACTGCCGAAGGAATGAGGACATTAACCAACGTCACCATGACCGCATGGAGCGCGATACCTCCGGGGACATGGGTAGAGCCAATCGTTTGCCGCGACGGAAACGCAGCGGAAGACGGATCTACCACAAATTCCTACGGATTCTCGTTGGCATTGGACGGAGAGTTCGACCAATAACATGAGATTTATATTCGGACTCCTAGTAGTTCCATTCCTTTTGGTTGACCTGTGGGGGGCTGGAGCGATCATTAACTACGTCAACCCCATGTCACCGGACGGAGGAACGGGGCTTGAGAGGTCGATTGACCCGGCCAACCCAAATCGCTCATATCGCTGGCTGAAGCATTGGGAAACGCAGAACCTAAACTTGGTAGCGCTCGGTTCCAGCATGACTGTTATTTGCTGGTCAACGCAAACGGAAATGGACACTACGATCCCGTTTGAAGTTCGATACGATACTTCCCCTGTTTCAATTAGCGGATGGACGACTAGCGCGACGAATACCATTACCATCATGCCGGACGACTTCTCGGCGCACTTAGGAACAATGACCGGACATGGATATAAGCTAGTTCCGACGAATATAAATGGAAGTCCAATTTCTTTTTCCGATGGGTATTGGTACGTCAATGGTCTGACGATTATGTCATCAGGAACTAACGCCGCCGCATTTCCAGCTATGGTCAATATTGGGGCGATGGAAGCGAACACAACAGGTTATTTGCTGAATAACATTATAGGGATGTCCTGTGATGGAGATGAAACTGTTTGCCGAGGGCTGTGGGGAGGAAACGCCAACGTAAAAACGGTGATCGCCCAAAATAATCTATTCTTCATGCCGTCATACCAACATTTTAATTTTAGTAGTGGCGAAAAACTGTACCAAAACGGGAGTGCCGGTTTTCCTATTTGCGTTGGTGGAGATACGGCTGGCGCGACGTTCAATTTCTACAACAATACCTGCGCTAACGGATGGTACCAAGGTGTTAACAATGCCGGCATTGTTGTAGTGGCGAAAAACAACATAATTCAAAACACATCCAACAATTCATTTGCGGGTTGTAGTGCTGGTTCTTTCAATAATGTGGGTGACGACGCTACGACTTGCGGTGACAACACTATTACAAATGCCGCTGTTTCTTTTGCGAATGCCGCGCAGAGCGATTGGCATTTGGCGAACAACGACACTGTCGCGCAAGGTAAGTGCGTCAGTCTTTCCACGGATTCGGCTTACGCTTCACTGTTTGACTATGAAGGCGGGACCCGCACAGCTTCAGCTGGCCTAACGGCTTGGGATTGCGGATGCGACGAAGTCGGTACAAATCGCGCGACGGTTGCTGCGGCTGGTGGGGGTGGTGGAGATCCGGGCCCGCCCGCTGGAAATTCGGGGGAGTCAACCTATAAGGACTATATCATCCAATCTCGCCGCTATGAGGAATCCTTTGGAAGGCCGGTGAACCGGTGAAGAAACTCGCAATATGGATTCCCTTATTATTAGTTACGGCCTTAACTAATAATATGGCTTTTGCTGCTTCAACAGAAGTCTACGTCTCAAATAGCGGCGCAGGGACAACTTGTTCTCAAGCTCAACCTTGCGCTTCATTTGCAAACGCGGTCAGTGTCGTCACTACTAGGGGATTTGGAGGTCCGGGTGAATTTAGCACGATTACCTATTTGAACGGGGTTTATACTGCAACCGGAAACGCCTCTGCCCAAATATCTTTGCGGGACGCCCTTGGGACTCACGCATCCGCTTATTTAGTTATTCGGGGCGAATCATGGGGTAGTCCAAAGTGGTCAACTGGGTGCGTAATGATGCAGGGGTATTCTGAGATTGAAATTTACTCTGAGGACTATGTTTGGGTTGATGGGTTCTATTCTAAAAATACGACCAGTAAAGGTGCCAGAATTGACGATTCATCTCACATCAAATTAACTCGAATCGGGTTTAAGAACTGCCACGGTTGGACGGATAATTTTGGGTCTTGCGTTGAATTTGCATCGGAAAATAATAACTCTGGCACTGGTAATGATCCGTCAACTACAGACTCGCTTCTTGAAGATATTGGAATGTTTGGGGTTTTTAAGTATGGCGTAATTTTTGGCGGGACCGATGGATATGCGGAACATAATATCGCGCGTCGCGTGTATATGAGATGGGACGGTTCTGCACCGACCAGCAATCCAACCGGCGGGATGGTTAATTACGGTGCGACTACGGGTGTTTTGGGAGCCAGGAATAATACTATTCAAAATTTAATTGCAATAGATTTCAACCCTTGCCAAAGTCCGTTCTATGCGGGTGGAGATACTTGTTACGGGGCGTCGTACCAACCGCACTCAGCAACGAATATAAATACTTTTGACAGCATTGTTTTGAATGTTGGTGCGAATTGGCGTGGGTATATGTTTGGTGAAGATTCAGCATCAAATATAGCCCTTTATAACTCGGTTGGATGGGGAACCGGGAACGCACTCTTATTCAGCGCAAACACTTCCAGTTCTCACACTATACGCGGGGCGACTTTACATTCTCCGGCATTTGGTGATTTTTTTAATTCCGGAACACAGAGAATTGAAAACACGAATTATTATCGCACAGAAAAGCCAAGAGCCAGCGCCGAAAATTTCGAAGATTTTAACGCATATACGTCTACCGGAAAACCTACAGGAGTGACGAACTCGATTACGCTAACACAAAATCAAGTCTACGTAGCTTCAATTACTCAGAGCCAATTAATAGGAACTGGATTAAATGGAGCAAATGTAGGGGCTGTCATTATTAAGCAACGCGGTAAATCCGGGACCTTGTGGGGTGAGCCAGGGTGGAATGATTTGCAAACGACAAATCTTTGGGGCAACGGTGTAGTCGAGAGGAATTTTAGGGATTTGGCGGCCATGAATGACGAGGGGAATGCCGCTACGAACAACGGTTCAAATACTGAAGCAAGGGGATTTGCGGCTGATACGTCGTCGTTCCCCGTCACGAATTATATTTGGACCTATAATGGTGGAATTTGCCCTCCGGAGATTTGCACAGATAACGCAAGTCTTCCGCCCAGCGAAGGTCCAGGTGGTGACACCAATCCCGGCGTCATCCCCCGCAGATTTGGAATAGACGGAACCATGACTATCAGGGGGGTGAGCTTCCAATGAACGGATCAGATACATACGCTTATGTTTTGCGGACTTTCAAAAGGACTGACAAGGAAACGGAAGCATACGAAGCAATCACCGACTCTGTTATGACAATCTCGCGCGAGTTTGCTTTTCAGGAGATCCAGTCGGAACAGGAAACGACTGACCAGATCACGGTCCTGGGCGACTATAAGTTGAGCCTTGAATCGAACACCGACTTTCTCGTTTCGGACGTTGTTTTGAGGGACGGCGATTCCAGCCGGCAGCTCACGATGATCGGGAAAAGCGAGTTTGACAGTCTTTATCCAAATCCGGCTTCTTCAACTGTGAATAAATCAAAACCTGTCCACGCATGTGTGTTTGCCGGTCAAATCTATCTTGGCCCTGTTCCTGACAGCACGTCTTACGATTACTATATCAGCCATGCGACAAAACTGACGGCGGCGATTACGTCCGGCACTTCGAGCGTTCCTTTCTCTGGCCTGGATATGCGCGAATGCCTAAAGCTTTTCACGCTTCAAAAGCTCTACGGAGTTTTGGAAAACATGGAACTTGAGGCGACCAACGGCATGAAAGCGGAATCAATGCTTAAAAAAATAATCGCCAAAGAGAAGAAGCTGAAGCGCCCAATTGTTCTGACGAATTATCAGGGGGTCTAAAGTGGCTGAAACGATTTCATCTCTTAACGAACGATTAAAGATAAAGGCAAACGCGCGCTTGGCCGCTGACGTTCTTTCGGCGTTTCCAAACCAGAACGTATTTGATGATACCACATTGGTCGATCTGCGGGGTATGTCAACGGTTGACGGGAAGTATAGGGTCAGCCAGCTTATGCAGGCAATTCGAGGCGCATGTTTGGCAGCTCATCTGTCTGAGTACATAGCGAAAGACATGGATGATTTTATAGGTAAGGTGGAGAAATTGCCAAGAGAGGAAAAACCCTAATGCCGAAACTAATGAGGAAGCGCGTTCCGCTTCCCATTATTGGCCTTGACGTATCTCAGCCGGGAGAGTTCCTTGATTCAAGGTCTACTCCAGACTGCGAGAACGTCTGTATTGAGCGCAGTGTCATAACCAAGCGTCTAGGGACAAGCGCGATGGGGTCTGCGTTTAGCAACGGTGAGCGGATATTGGCGTTGCCTGAACTTGAAGTGAACGATCAGGGTTATTTGCTCCGTATTGGATTGACGAAGGTTGAGCTTTATAACAAAGTGGCTGAAACGTGGTCAAGCGTGGCGAATACGGCTTTGACGGGAGTAGAAGACGATCGCGTTGACTTTGCCTTCCCGCTTTTGTCTGGATCAAAAATACTGACTTTTACCAATTTCAGGGACAACATCAGAAAGTATACCGGATCAGGGAACGATGCTGATTTGGGAGGAACTCCACCGAAATGCAGATATATGATCGCTTATGGCTCGTACTTGGTGTTGGCTCACATTGAGAGCTATCCGCATCGCGTTCAGTGGTCCGATACCGGTGCACCTGAAACGTGGACAGGAGGGAATACCGGCGTCCAGGACTTGCTTGAAGATGCTGATGAGATAACTGGGATAGGTGTGTTTGGCGATTTCCTCACGGTTCACAAGAGGTCGGCTATCTATAACGGGTACCTGGTGCCAAGTTCTGAAATCTTCCGGTTTGATCGCAAGGCGACGGGCGTGGGGACATGCTGCTTTGCCACAATTCAGAACATAACCGTAACCGGAGAGCAGATATTTCTTGCCGCGGACGGGTTTCATCTGTACAACGGGACCACCGCTCCGGCAATCCCGAGCTCCATCAACGACGAAATACGCGATTCACTCAATCCTTCCGAGCTGCACAAATGCTGGTCAGTACTTCTCCACGAGCGCGACGAGTATTGGTGCGCCGTTCCACTGGGCGACGAAACTGAGCCGAACACGATTTTTAAGTACAACTATCGGACAGGTCAGTGCTACAAAGATACTCGGACGAACATATCGGCTGCCGGTACTTTTGAAAACACTCAGGGGTACACCTGGGACCAGAAAACGAACACATGGGACTCGGACACGACGCGGTGGAACGACCTGATTTACTTGTCTCTGAACGAAGTGATTTGCTTTGGGTCAACGGCTGGGGTAACAACGAAACGGGCTGCTGTTTACAATGACAACGGGAGCGCGGTTTCTGCCTATTGGACCAGCAAGGATTACACGGCTCAAGACTTCGGATTTGACGATACCGGTATTCTCATGCGATGGAATGAATTGCAGGTGTGGGCTAAGGGCAGCGGCATGGACTCAGAATATTCCACAGATGGCGGTACGACATGGACAGCCATTACAACTTTCACGCTGAGTTCAGACTACCCAACAGACGCTGCGCCATTGTTTGGCTATTTTGACGTTACTAGTACGCGCATACGATTTAGATTTTCAAATGACACCGCCGGAGAATCGTTTAGCTTGAAGCAGTTCAAGATCAAGGCGACGGCCAGAGAGGAAATCCGGTGAGCGCGTTAAAACAAATCCTGATCCCGTCGCTGTTTACCCAATACTATAAAACCCTGCGCCCGTTTGACAAGGATTTGTGCCGAGAATTGGAAAGTCTGCTGAGAAGTCTCGACGGGATACTGAACATGGGGTTGTCTTTTGCGGACAATATGGACGCTCGACTTGTCAGTGTGACGTCTCACGCAACGCCAGGGACCGAGTTCAGTGTGGCCCATACTCTTGGCAAAATTCCGACTGGATATATTATTTACAGGCGCACTAAGGCGGGAAGTCTATACGATGGTAGCTCGTCAAACACGGCGAGCACCCTATATTTGAAGAGCGACGCATCAAGCGGCGTTTTTTACATACTGATTTTTTGAGGAGGAATTTATGGGATGGCTTGATGATTTAGGGCGCGGAGCTATGGCATCGGTTAGTCCGATGACCGAGCTATTCAGAGACGATCCATTTGGGATGCAGGGTGGGTTTTTCAAAAAGGGAAGTTATAGCACTCCGGACCCTAAAGCTTTCATGACTCCTGAGCAGCAAGAGGCCCTGGGCGGGATGATGGCGTTTGCTCGGAGCGGGAAGTTTGGCCCTGGGATGGGAATGACGGCCGGGGAAACATACAAAGGCAGTCTTGGCGACTTTGAAATGACAGGGACGGAAAAGACCAGCCAATCTAAGCTGGACGCCTTGTTGAAAAGCGGGATGGCAGGATCGTTTGGGCTTGGGACAGATGAGATCAAGAAGCTACTCACGACGAACGCCTATGACCCCAACAACGACGGAGGGGTTTATTCCGGATTAACGGCAGGGATTGACTACAACACGCAGAGGGCGATGGATGCCGCGAAACATGCTGGGGCCTACTCTGGCGGGCTCTACTCTTCAGGTGTCGGCCGGAATATTCAAGACGTCGCGATTCAGGGCGGAAATCAGAAGTCGAGCATCCTCGCTGGTCTTTACAAAGACTTTGCGGACAAGAAGTTCAATGCGATCCCATTGGCTCTGGGTGCCGGTGAAAGCGAAGAGGGCATGAACCTGAACCGGATCAATGCTGGTTACAGTTTTGGCGGACTACCGAGAGCCCTGAACACTGCGCGCGATCAGGCAAATTATGGCGAGTTTCAGCGATCAAGGTCAGAGGCTATGTCTCCGCTCAATATGATGGCAAAGGTTTACGGAAACGGACCTAATTGGGGGACACCTGGCCAGACCATTGAAACACCTTCTCAGTGGAACAGGTTGCTTGATATGGCGGTGCAAGGTGGAGCTACGGCGCTTGGTGCGTATGTTGGAGGCCCCGCTGGAGCTTCGGCTGGCGCACAAATCGGCGGATCGTTTAAGCCGAGTCAATTTGGCGGCGGTGGGGCACCCATGTACAATCCGGACGACCCCAATAGTCTTCGTGCTCGATCAATGTTCTCTAGCAGGAGGTACTAAAATGGGATCACTGTCTGAACTTATCGCCTTAGCCGAACATCAGGACAGGGTAAAAAACCCTTGGATCGGTGCTGTTGAGAAGGGAGTCGGCGGGTTCATGGCTGGCCGCCAGATGCGCGCGCAGGCCGACAATTCCCGGCTCGATACAACGCTCAAGATGCTTGAGATTCAAGAGAAGATGCAGAAGATGGAAGCGGAAGCCCAGCGGATGCAATTCCAAAAGAACATGGGCGAGGCGATGGGATTCTTCCCTCTTGATGATACGAAAAAGACGTCGGTTACGACTACGCTTTTTGGGATGCTTGGGGGAGATAAAAACACTTCTCAGGTGAACACAGAAATGGGAAAGATGCGCGGATCTAAAATGGCCGAACTTATTAAGTCAGGTCAGGCGAAGGTTCATTTAGACGAAAGTGGAAGGTACTCTGCCACGTTTGGGGCGGTAGGCGGTGAAGATTCGGCTTCATTGAAGTTTCAGAAAGAAAAATATGCGGAAGAAAAGGCCGATAAAGACGCGAAGGCCAAGGTCGAGATGGCGGAAAAGGTTTCCAGCCTTAATTACAAATTCGCGCAACGGCATTTGTACCAGCAAATGATTACTGAAAATCCCGAACTTGCAGGTGCGCAGACGCTGGCTAAAGTCGTTCCTTCCGACGATTTGATGGCCTCGTTTACCAGGGTGTCAGAGCTTGCTGCTACAGGAAAGACAACCGAGTCTGACAGGTTGCGTGCGGAAGTGTCAAAACGCTTGTCCGAGTCCGCTGCTGTTGACCGTGAACTCAAAGATCTGGACGGAGAGATGTGGCTGACGAAAGGTCAGAAAGCCCGTAAAGCTGAGCTTGAAGGTATTAAGTCTGGGAAGCCAGCGCAAAAGCCCGATGGAAAGCCAAAGTCACAGTCAAAGGTTGATCCAAAGAAGGCCGAAACTGATTTTAAGAATTGGCTACAAGGGAGGAAAAAATGAGTTGGAATACAAGCAGTCCTGCCGGCAGCGATCAAATTGCAAACGGCGATAACGAGATACGGACTCTAAAAACGGATTTGCAGACAGCCCTGCGCGGGAACGCGACTGACGGGGATGAGGCCAAATTCCCAGGGTCCGATGTAGCTAACCCTATTTATAGGTACCGCGGACTCAAGGGCACGACCGCGGCGCGACCGACTGCCGGCCAGTACGGTCTTTATTTCAATACGACCCTAAATCAGCTTCAACGCGATAACGGATCGTCCTGGGAGAATATCGGAACGATGTTTCCGGCGACGACTGGATTGGTGTTCTACCAGGCCAGCCCTCCGACCGGATGGACGGCGGTTGCGCAGAACGATAAGGCGCTGCGCGTAGTTTCGTCTGGTGGGACAGGCGGTTCGGCTGGTGGGACAACGGCGTTTTCTTCCTGCTGGGCAGCGACTTCAACCGGGGCGGAAGCGTCACACACGCATTCGGTGTCTGGAAGAACTGACTCCGGCGCAACGACAGGATCTGGAACTCCATCATTTACAGGTCCAGGAGTTTATCATGACCACGGGTTCAGCGTCACGTCTGGGGCAGGATCGTCGCACTCTCACAGCGTAACGGCATACGCGCCGCAATATATCGACGTCGTTGTTGCTACAAAAGATTAGTCTGATAAATCAATATGAAAATATGTACGAAGTGTAAAAAATCAAAACCTATTTCAGAATACATGAAACATAAACAACAAAAAAGCGGATTACAGCCGCAATGTAATTCATGTCTAGCTGAGTGGCATAGAGGATGGTATTCAAGAAATTTACAGACTCAACGCGAACGCGCAAAAAGAAAACGGTACAAACTTAAATTGGAAATGATTGCAGCATATGGTGGTAAGTGTGATTGTTGTGGTGAATCTGAGCCAAAATTTCTAACAATTGATCATATATATGGTGGAGGAAAAAATGATCGTGGGCATGTAAGTAGCGAGGGATTTTGGGGTAGGCTCAGGCGTGAAAATTGGCCGCGTGATAAATATGCTCTCCTTTGTTTTAACTGTAATTGCGCTAAAGGTTTTTTCGGTCAATGTCCGCATAATGAAAAATTACAAGAGGTGATTTAATGCCCTGGAAAGAATACTGCCCGATGATGAAGTCTCTCTGCGTTGACGGCCATACGAAAGAGATGGGTGAAGATTCGGACGGTCGGCACGTCAAATGCGCGTATTTTGTGGTCCTTGCCGGGGCTAACCCGCAGACCGGAGACCCGATCAATGAGGGTAAATGCGCGATAAGCTGGATGCCGTTGCTTACCATAGAGAACTCAAATCAGCAGCGCAAGACAGCGGCTTCCGTGGACAAGGTGGCGAACGAAGTAGCGAAGACTCGGGATATTCCTATTCAAATTGAACTGACTCCTCCGCAAACTCCGAGGTTATCACTAAATGGCTCGCAGCCTGATTGAAGAATTTAAGTTAGAAAATCCGCAGTACAGAGACGTTGATGACGGCGTTTTCAAGAGCGCCATTATCAGCGACTTCAAGTCTCAATTCCCGCAGTATAAAGATATGGGTGACGATTTCTTTGCGCCTATGTTGAATCCCACCGAAAAGACCACGATGGAAAAGGCGGCCAAGGCAGCGACAGACGTTACGAACAAATGGTGGTCGTACTTTGAAAACTTTAATCCTGATGATTTGGGGAGTGTCGAAGGCGTGATTGGTACGGCTAAAGCTCCGTTTACTACTAAATCCATTGATACGCCGGACACTCAGCGTGTGGTTAAGGACGTAGTTGGCGGAGCGGCAGGTACCGCGAGCGGTATGCTGGCGACAATTCCGGCCACTATGAAACGGTTAGGGATCTCCGATGAAGGCGAAAAGGCCCCTTTTGAAGAAACCGCACAACGACTGGACGATTTCGCAAAGCGCATGCAGCCAGAGAACCCAAACTTTGGCGACTCTCTCGCTAGCGGGTTGGCTTCTATGGCGACGTTCTTCTTTCCAGGCTCTGGCGCGGCTGCTGTGGTTGGGCAGATGCCGCGACTCGGCGCTTGGGCGGCGAAATTGGCACCACTGACTGGCGTTGCCGTCTCGACAATCATGGAATCCGGAACCGAAGCAGGTCAAACCTATCTGGACGCAAAGAAGGAATTTGGAGACATCGAAGCCGCCCGCATGGCTCAAAATACTTTTCTAGGGAACGTGGCGCTGGTCGGCCTGACGAACTACTTGGGCGGAATGTTCGATCCGCGCATTAAGGGGATGGTTCGGCGCGCCTTCACTCAGGCAACAACTGAAGGTTTTCAGGAAGGCGGACAGTCGATCATTCAGAAAGTGGCGCAGGGTAAGCCGATTGATTGGGGCGATTTTTGGACCTCTGTGGGTGTAGGTAGCCTGACTGGCGGCGGAGTAGGACTTGTTCAAGAATCTTTCCTAGATGAGCGCACCCTGGATCCGGAAACGGCTTCCGTGGCACGCGAGCGCATCCCCGAAGTCGTGGATGCCTTCCGTGCGCAGCCGATTCCAAAACCCAAAGAGGCGGTCGACACGGCTGTCTTGAGCGCCGTTATCGCGAAGCAGCGGGCGGTAGAACGCGGCGCGGACCCCGCGGCGGCCGCCGTTGATTCCCTCCACGCCTTCACCAAAACCCTCGACCCCGAGCCATTAGTCCCGCAAAAGAAAAAGGCCAAAGGAATAATCGAATATATCAAAGGATGGGGTGGCGTTGATTCAACGAAAGAAGGTGGAGCGGACTTTGCGGAACTTGAAATCAAGGGACTTGTAAACGACAAAAATGGGAAAGCCCCCGATCATCTGGTGGAGAAGGCTATTGAGGACGGATTCCTGCCAGAGCAGTCAACCTATAACGACTTACTTGCGCTGGTCGAACGGGAGCAATATAGCGGTCCAGTTCTACGTCAGGGCGACGAGGCGGAAGGCGCAATTCCAGAACGACCGCTGGACTCCATGAGTATCGAATCCCTGGACCGCGAGATTGACCGTTTCCAGGACATGCTGGGGCAAGGGAAGGCTGGAAAATCGATTCAATTGCGTCTCGCAGACTTACTGGAAGCCCGGAAACGTCGCGCTCAGGCAGAGGCGGAGGACATGCCTGATTGGGTGACTGAACCCCTGGAAGGACTCGAACCGACTACCGAGAAAAGATTTTATCACGGCACAACTGACGCAGAAGCCGAGGTTCCCGCGCGCGCATTTTTAACTGATGACTACAACGAAGCTGTGATGTATGCCAATATGCGTGCGAAACAAACTGGCCGTAAACCTAAAATTATTGAAGTACCTGCTTCGGCTGGCATTCAGGATGAAACAGTAGTTGGAGGACATTTAAGAGCAATTTCAAAAATAGCTGGGAAGGATGTAACGGAATCTGTCATGGCAAAAGATTATACCACCCCCGGCCAGATGCAGGGCGACGCCGAGCTTGCCCGCCTTGCCAGGGCAAACCAGGTCCAGGACGACATTATCGTAAATTTGGTGGAAAAGATTGACAGAGACGAAGCGGTAATTCGTGAGGACTACGAAGGCAAGTTTGACATGGGTGAGGGCGAAGTGAAGGGTGTCATCCGGCATACTCCTGGCGGACAATTCAAGGCCATCATCGAGCTCGCCTCGGGCGCCACGCGCAAGACCGCGCGCCACGAGTTCATGCACTTTGCCAGAAAGAACCTCCTTGACCAGAAACAGGTGGCCGTCCTCGAAGACGCTTTTCAGGGCAACCAGGAAGATGAGGCCGACGCCTTTGGGATCTACATGTCAGAAGGGACCGCAGGAAATTCCTTGGTGGATAAGGTTTTCAAGGTTCTCAAGGATTTTGTTGGCCGATTCGGTAACTGGATGAAGGGCCGCGGGTTCCAGACCGTTGAGGATATTTTCAAGGCGATAGATCAGGGGAAGCTGGGAAAGCGGAAGGCGAACCGAGTTTTGACTCCGAAGGACGTGCAGTTCTCGGTTGAGCAGAAGGACATTACGGTCGCTTACGAAAAATCTGTTGACGATATTTTTACGCAGAAGCGGATGGTGACAAATTTAATCCCTGTTCTAAAATCATCTGAGATTTTGACAAAACTCGGAGCAAAAGATGCTCCTGTTGTTATTCCTCCGGGACATGTCGTAAAGGCACGCCAAAAGCACCGGATGGAAGTCTCTGAGATTCGGAAATTGCCCGGCCAACTACAAACCCCGATTATGGTGTTTGAATCTTGGACCGAGCCGAACAGTTTTGTGTTCGTGACAGAATTGAAAAATATGGATGGCTTGCCGGTGGCTGCCGCTATACATTTGGACAAGACTGCCGGGAGCGGAAGGCTTACCGTTCATGAAATTGCGACGGTTGGGGAAAGGGCCTTGCCGTGGTTTCGTGCTGGATTTGAGAAGAAAATGTTGCGGTATGCTGACCCTAAAAAAGCAACGGCGTGGCTCCAATCTGTTGGCCTAAACTCAGCCCTAGAGGGAGCACCGCCGTCTGGCACAAATATAGCAGATAAAGAAAAATCTGTCAAGCCCCAATTTTCCGTCGAGCGCCGCGCCCCCACATTCTTCTCCGCCGCTGAAAAACTCATCGAGGAAAAGATGCCAAACTCTGCTCCTGTTTCTCAGGTGCGGGCGATCCTGTCTACTGCAAAACAAGAGGAAATTAAGTGGCTCGGCGTCGAGCAATTCCTTGAGGGCAAGGAAAAAGTATCAAAGGCCGAGATGCTGGATTTCGTGCGGGCGAATCAGGTGAAGGTCGAGGAAGTGATGAAATCTGACGGCTATGTAAAAAGCCGGTCGGGACGGATAACTCCGATGGACAATGGGCTTTTTCGGGTCGAATACCCTGGGCTACAAGACCAGGTGTACAAAACAATGGAAGAGGCGACTGACGAATTAGATGCGGTTCAGTCACGTCTCGCAACGGAAAAGAAGGAGACCAAGTTTAAATCCTACCAACTCCCCGGCGGCGAGAACTACCGGGAGCTGCTGCTGACGTTGCCGAGAGAATCGAATGGCTACGAACTCTTAATCCGCTCAACGAACGAAAAGCGTATTTATCCAAATTACGAGGTGGCGCGCGCAGCCCTATTCGCATTACCTGAAAAACAACGTCTTGATGCTCAGATTATGCCACTTCGGGTTCGAGAGCAATTTAAATCCTCCCACTTCGACGAGCCCAACATCCTCGCGCATGTTCGGTTTAATGAAAGGACCGGGCCGCAGGGTGAGCGGATTCTTTTCTTGGAAGAGGTGCAGAGCGATTGGGGTCAGGCTAACCGGAAGGAACTAGACGAAATTACCAAGCCATTTGGCGTCAGGGAACAAGCGGAGAATGTCCTGGGTCGAAAATTTCCGTCCCTGATGCCTTTGGAAGTTGTGGATGGTGGAGTGCTGGCCACGCTCCAAAACGATCAGATTAGAGACGCTGTTATCGCGAATTTGCCCGTTAATGTGGTGAACAGTCTCGCTTCTTCGCAGTTTACGCCCGAGGAAATTTTCAGCAAGCCGGATATGATCTTTTCTCGATTGGCCGTTAATCATCGTTTGACGGTAGCGCAGGGGATTCTCAATTCGGCGCGCAAGATCGGCGCAGACCTTCGTGCAAAACTTTCTGGCGGCCTGTCTGCTGGGCGCGATGTAGAACTGCTTCCGACATTGAAGGCAAGTGACCTGACGCCCCGCGAAGTTGTGGGCATGCTTTCCCCTAAGAGCATTTATCATGTGAGCCTGCTTGGCTCGCCCGGTAAGTCTGACGTAACAGGAACGGGAACAGAACTTTCCTCGCCTTCCAACGCTGGAAGGATAAATCCAGATACGCTTACGGCATCCACCGCACTTGGAGAAAAATCCGAATTTCCGGCAGGCCATAGAGCAGAATCGGGTCTTCGCCCGGCTGGGTCGGACCAGAAACTTTTTACCGCAAGTCCTACAGATATTCTCGACTGGCATACCAAAATTGTATCACAAGCAGGCACTTCAAAGCAAACTCGTTACGTTCCAGGACCATTTGTTGGAAAGACTGAATCCTGGATGGCTCTCAGCATGAAGCGTATTTTGCGTTACGCCGCGGAAAACGGTTTTGACCAGTTGGCTTGGACCACTGGCGATATTCAGAATGACCGATATGATTTGAGCAAACAGCTTGAATCTGTTGTCGCTAAAAAAGTGGGCAAATTTGGGTTTGATTTATGGGCCACTCCGAAGGGCGGGAAAGAATTTAATTTAGGAATTGGAGTGAAGCCAGAAAAGATCGCTGATTTTGTTGGAAAAGACCTCGCGGAAAAAATCGTTAAGGATGGTGGCGGTGAATATTCCGGTCTCGATCTCCGCGTCGGTGGCCAAGGCATGCGCGGATTTTACGACCAGATCATCCCGAGCTTCCTAAACAAATACGCGAAGAAGTGGGGTGGGCGGGTTGGAACGACGGAGATTCAAGGCGTTCTTACGAACGGCGAAACAGGCGAAAAAGGTAAAGTTCCGATTGGCACCGTCCACTCCCTCGAAATCACCCCCTCCATGAAGCGCGACGTCCTCGAAGTTGGGCAAGTCCAGTTTTCGGTTGAAAGGAAGGACGAGCCACAAGTCGGTCAGGCGATCAAGGCAATTTCCGATTCCATCAAAGCCAAAGAGGTCGGTGGCGACTATACGCTTGGCGACGGCGAGATCATCAAGGCCGAGGATCTGGTGGACAGCATGACGCTGGGCGAAGTGACCAAAGAGAAGGCGGCTGGATTCCTCAAGGCGGTCAAGAATGGCATCCGCTTCCTCGAACTTCCACAGAATTACCTCTACGCGCACGAGGATTCAAAGCCCGTCGCGGAAGGCGTCATCGACGCTTTCGTCGCCCGCGAGCGCCGCGAACACGACATCGAAGAATTTAAGCGGGTCGCGCTCTCCGCTCCGAACCCGGAAGCCCTGGCCGAGATTGTGGCGGCCGCGGACCGGGACAACGACGTCAACATTTTCGCCGAACTGACGAAGGCGGTCAAGGCCGGCAAGATCACCCAGGCCGACAAAGAAGCCTTCACGAAGGGGCTGTACTTCATCCACAAAGCTGCCAAAGACCAGCTGATTCGGGACATCCTGGCTTCCCGCGTGGGCGTGCGGATCAAGTCGATGGGATCGAGATATTTTGTTACCTATGAGACAAAGGATGGAAAGGTCCAAGAGCGCTGGCTGACGAGAACTCAAATGAAGGCTCTCGAAGCGCGCGGGACCAAGATCACCGTACTCGAAGAAAAAGAGCAGATCCGGATTAAGCGCGGCAGCCCCGAGAAGGGAGAGGTCATAGAATCGACCCGGAAGGTATCGAGCTATGACGAGGCTCTATCCATTTTGAAAGAAGAGGAAAAACAGATCATCCGCGAGCTTCTGCCTTATCGGAACTACATTCCTCACGCTCGCCGCGGAGGGAAGTTCTGGGTCGAAGCCTATGACCAGGAAGGACAGAAAGTTTACAGCGCGCGCGTCCCGAACGAATCCGTGGCGGCCCGCATGAGCGAACTCATCGGAAAAGAACACCCTGATTGGCGGATTGACGCTCACCCTCATAGCGAGAAAATGCGGATCACGCCTTCTTTCGGTTCGATGGCGGACGTCCAGTTTTTCATGAACCAGAACGGAATCGACCCAACGTCCGAGCCTGGGCAGCGGATCATCAACGCCTACCGCTCGGTTTCGCCGCTGATGGCGTCCCTGATTCACTCCCAGAACATCGCCGGCTACAAGGTGGATTGGGATTCTATCGTGGACAGCATGGCGCTGATGGCCTCCTCCGGATCTGGTCGGGCCTACCGGTTGGACGTGAAAGACCTGATGGACGACGTCAAAAACATCAATGACGATTTTCGGTTCAACACGGCGCTGCAATACGTCAACGCGCTTTCTGAGGTTCAGGAGGACATGCCGGTCGTCCTTCAATCGATCAAAAGCCTCACCTACTTCTGGCTGCTGGCCAACAAGTCGACCTACGTCATCCAGAACTTGACGGAGCCGATTTGGGCTCTGGCGCGGATCGAATCCATAAAAAATCCTGCCGGGTTTGCCATTGTTTTGAATGACGAATATAAGGCGCTCCTGAACCGCGCGACGGAGGAGGGAATCCTTAAACCCTTCTTCTCCGAACAGGCGCTGGCTATGAATCCATTGGAAAACCTGCAAAAGCTAGACATCCTCGGGCGCGCCTCCGAAGTCTGGTCGAGCCGCAAGGTGTTCGAGATCGGTCTGCGCCTCGCTCGGGACAACGGCCTGCGTGGGAATGAAGCATACCGTTATGCTTACCAGTTCCTTTTCAACAAGGGCAAGCCGTTCTATTCCACGGCCAACAAACCGATCGGTATGCTGGGGAAAGGCTGGGCGGTCAACCGGCAGTACGGTTTCATGCTTCTAAACTTTATGTTTGATTGGCTCGGGAAGTTTGCTCGTGGGATGCTCCGAAACAAGCTGATGACGCTGATGGCCTGGGTGCTGCTCGGTGGATTTGGGACGCTTCCTTTCGGTCGGAAGCTGATGGAGCTATTCAAATTCCAGTTTGAAAAGAACGCGCGGAACTACGATCTTTTGGACCGGTTCATGCTGGGCGGTGTCGCTGGGATGCTGGGAATCTCGCCCTCCTTTATCGTGCCGACCGTCCTCAAGGGAATACCTCTGCCGTCCGTCAATCCGTTTCGGTCGATCGACATTATTGGGAACCAGATCGGATTTGCCGCAAAATCATACGAGAAATACGGAATCATTGGGGCGTCTGGCTATCTACCGCTTGCCGGCGGGCAGTACATACTCCGCGGTCAAGCTCGTCTGAAAGATGGCTTTAAGGACAACAAGAAAATCATCTACCGTCCGAGAACGAATTACGAGAAGCTCCTGGTCGGCGCAGGGCTGAATCCATTTGAAGTCAACGAATACTACCGCACCAAGGAGAACTCAAAGTGATTCAGGCAAAAGATGTTATCGAAATCGGGATAATAGTCATCGGAGCCGTTGTTGCATGGGTTACCTTGCGAGTACAGTTTGAACGTCATGAGAATGAGGATAGGGAGGAGTTTAAGAACTTGAAAGATAACATGAAGGAAGTATTCGGACGTATTAACCACTTGGAAGTGAAACAGGGGGCCTACGATCAGACGAGCCAGCACATGACAGACTCTCTGAATAAAATTGATATCAGGTTGGCGTCCATTGAAAATCTACTGCGTTCACGCCGCCAAGAAGATCGTTAGGTGCGATCATCGTAACGAACTGATTGTCATATGGAATGAGCCGTTTGGGGTGATGTGGGGCAGTCAAAATTGTTTTTGTTGGTGGACTGAATATTGGGGAGGGAATCATGACCGAGCCATTGAGTAAAGAACAAAAAGACGCGATTCGTGAAGGTCTTGTTAATTCAGCCATGAAGCTTGTCGGAATCCCATATAAGTTTGGATCGGAGTGGACCATCCCGAGCCTCCTGCCATTGTCTTTGGATTGCAGCGAGCTAACTAAGGGGCTTTATTCACTCCAACGTCTTAACCCTCCACTTCCCGATGGCAGTCAAAATCAGTTTAATTTCACCGTTCCGTCGGCGGACCCGCTGCCTGGGGATCTGGCATTCTTTGGCCGAGGGGCAAATCCAAGCCAAATCTACCACGTTGGGATGGTAATAGACGGTGAGTACATTATTGAAGCCAGGGCATACGACCCGTCTGCAAAGTTTGATACGGGAAAGGTGATACTAAGACCTAGACGAAATTGGGAAAACTTCAAATCGTTCTGCGGGTACCGCGCTCACCCAAAACTTGCATGAACTGGAAAGACTGGTCTTGGCTTTTAATCTACGCCTTTGCAGCAGCGATCGGATGGATCGGGATGAGGGTTTTGTCTGTGGGGCACATGTGAGCTGGCTGTCGGAAAGGATGGATAAAGGATTCAAAGTAAAAAAAACTTGGTCTTTTACTTGGACCGGTTACGATGTAAAAGGAGGCGGGACCATGTTGGAAAATATCAAAATGAAGGTATTCAAATTCTTCCTAGAAAAGGCGGGAGGGAAGTACCTTACGGCCGGCTATGCGAAGATGGCGGGGTATAAAACCCAAGTGTTCTTTGGGCTTGGGATCGCAGTCGCCTTAGCCGAGTTCTTCGGCTATATTCCACCCGAGGCCGCGGCCCAAATGAAGGAACAGTTCAAGGTTTCCCCCGAAGAGCTAGCGTCCGCAGGGATCGGTGCCGGAATCATCTCCTTCATGCAGAAGCTGAAACGGTACGAGAAGGAGATCGTCGACTTCAAGGAAGACATAATTAAGTAGCTTTTTTTCTACCGTTTCCTGCTACGACTACGCTATACAGCGCTGCATCGCGCTATATTGACACCGGAGTCAACACCTACGGCAATACAGAGTATCTGGCGAAGTGCGGGTTGAGATTTTGATATAATAGTCAGAAGATTGGTCTAGCAATCTTCCAGAAGTATGCCTCGTCAGTGCTAGACCACTGGCGGGGCTTATTTTTGCGGTGTTCAAATGAACTGACAATTTTGTGGCAATATCGTTAACTGATAAATTATTATTTTTTATCAGCAATTGCGTTTCTCGACGGAAATCAGCCCTAAAAGATTTTTTCATTTACCCCTAGACAAAGTTGTGGCAATACTGCTACAATCATAACCGTAGTCCAAACCCAAACGAGGGATTGGGTTTAAAGCGAGGTTCTTTAAGGTGATTTTTAGAAACGTTTCGGAAGGACTTTTTTCATGCCCAAACAATTTCAGAAATGAAATAGCGGGCTGTGATGTCACCTTCGAAACGTTCATCACACCGAATAAAGCGCACCGAGTTGACCGAAAGGTTGGCCCGGTGCGTTCTATTTCAATTCTAATAAATTCCATGCCTGATAGAGTAACAAATCTTAAAAATCTGTCCATAGGCAAATTAACCCACCTGATAATCGGAGCGCAAACCGGTGTGCGTCAGGTGGGTCTTTTTTCGGAAAATTCAATTTATATGACTACCTCCTCGTCGTGATTGAAATAGTGCGGATAGCTGAACTTTCCCGTATGGGTCTCAGGTGGAGCCGCGAGAAAATGGCTCAAGAAATGGGGAACGGCATGACTAAAGAAAAGCTCGATACCATCATCAAGAACGCAAAAAAGGGCACTTTGCCCCGCGCCGACACCTTGGCCAGGATGCTTGAGGTTGTTGGACTCACAACCCTACCTTCCGAATGTTTTGGGTGGGGGAACCCCAAGAGAGACGACGAATGACCGAGCCCTACATAACCGTAACCGAAGTCGCCCAAATGCTTCATATGCACCCCGAGACCGTGCGTTCAAAAGCAGCGCGTAAAGAAATCCCAGGTTCAAAGATATTCGGACAGTGGCTTTTCAAAGAGAGTCGGATAATCCGGATGGTGGAGGACGCAAGACAGTGAAACTAAAATCATTCCTCAAACTCATCGTAGCGGTCGGACTGTTCGTGGCTTTGGTTCATGTTGTGGTCCAGGTGCCGGCTGGGATCAAGAGGATCGAAGCCAGGGCGGTGCAGAAATGAGCAAACTTCTCAAATGCTACGTACACACATGCCTTAGGGCTGCGTATGCTGACTCTCTCTACTGTATAGATCATAAAAACCGCCCACTGTGGGAAAGGGTTTTGGACGTGGTGTTGAATTTTTTGATCGGAGGCAGAAAATGATTGACCCGAAGGAAGTGCCGGAAGTTGAGGAGAATCTGTTTGACGACTTTGGTGAAGAGGGGCACGTGTTCGTTCCGGAAGTAAAGGTGACGGCACCCGTGGCGTACTCATGATTGGCCCGGAGGACGACAATGATTTCATGGATTCTAAAGATTTTTCGGATGAATACACGGACGGAAAGACCCGCCTCGATGAGGTCAGCGTCACGCTTGAGAACATCACCGGGTCGATTTGAGGAGTATAGGGATAGTTTTGTGGCCAGAACGATGATCGAGCAGTACGTCAAAGACGCGCACTGTGATTCCATCGCCTATATGCCGACTAAAGACGCGATTTGGGAGTCAGAACTTGACCGCATTATTCTGACGGCGAAGTTGCGGTCCATCCTTCAAATCGAATTAAGGGGATATGTGGACGTGAGTCCGGTTAGGGTTTTTGAGAGATTGAACTGATTTTAATAGGAGGAAACCCAACATGAACGAACAGGAATACATCAAGAAGTTGCTGGAATTGAGGGACAAGGTGAACGAATCCCGCGAGAAGTCGGAAGAGCAGTTTGACGAGATCCAAAGGTGGATCGATCGGGAAATCTGCTACACGGAAGTACAGGTTGAGGATCGGACCAAAGAAGCGGAAGACCATGACAAGGAATTGAAAGATAGGTTTTGGCTGGGGCTTGCCTCTTAATGATTTATTGTCTCACAACTAAACTGGAAGGAGTGTAAAAATGCCGAAATGGGAAACAGTAACAAACAACGCCATTGACATTAAGGGACACAAGGAAAAGTCCTTTGTCGGGACGTATGTCGGGAAGAAAGACGTTCAAACGAAACTTGGTCCTCAGGTTATATGGCAGTTCATGGACGAGGACGAGCAGCCCTTCGCCATCTATGGGTTCACGAACTTAAACCGCGCGATGGAGGGTGTTAGTGTCAATTCATTCTGCCGGATCACCTATAAGGGAACAGCGAAAGTTCAAACAAAGTATGGTCTGAAAGACGTTCATCAGGTGTTGGTTGAAAGACAGGTTCCTGACCACGCATTAGACGAAGACCCGTTGCCAGAGGACTAAATATGAAATTAGACCTGTTTCCGTCAAGCTATAAATTTGAACTCAAATACGACTTTGAGATCAAGTTCAACAAGACGGAGCATGCTTATCAGATAAACGGCATTTTTGCGCCTGGGGTGACGACGGTATTGGATATGTTACCCAAGAAAGCCCTTGTACCCTGGGCGGCAAAAATGACCTCCGAGTCAATCGCCGCGGCGCTTTGCCCAGGGACTTCGTACACCAAGTCTCAAATCGAAGAGATTTGTAAGTCGGGAAAATCTGCGTGGAGGAAGAAGGTTGAGAGGTCTGCCGACATTGGAACTCAAGCCCACGAAATAATTGAGGAGTATATTAAGAGTGGTGTTCGGCGCTCGTCCACGATCGAAGAAGTTCAAAGATCAGTTGACGCTTTCTTTGAATGGGAAGGGCAGCACTCTGTTGAGTGGAAGGCGTCCGAGGTTGTTGTGGGGTCAAAATATTACATGTTTTGCGGGACACTTGATGCCTTCGCAGTGGTTGATGGAGAGCCGGCACTTATCGACTTCAAAACTTCAAACGCCATCTACGAATCTCACTACATTCAAACCGCGGCATATAAAATCTGCCTACACGAAGGGGATATAGAAAATTTTGAGAAACGATGGATTTTACGATTTCCGAAAGATGGGTCCGGCTTTGAGGCACGGGAAGTTCCGACATCATACTTGCAGGACAAAAACACGTTTTTAGCCGCCTTGGACCTTTGGAAAAATCTTCGCCAATACGAGGAATATAAGAAATGACACCCGAAGAAATTACAGACAAAATCGATGCACTGGATAAAGACTTGCTCCGAAGGAAAGAGACTTTGAACCTTGTTGAAATTGAGCGCCATACACTTAAAAAGCGTCTTGTCGAGCTGAACGAGGGCGTCCGATTGGAAAAACACAACATCGCCACGCGGATTTTGGAAAAGAAAATCCTTGAAAGACAGTATTGGGCATCAAGGGGAAAATGAACCCATCAACCCGACTCCAAACCCCCGAGCAATCCGTTCTCGAAGCCCTCAAAGAGGGCATAGAAAACAAGTATTCGACCATGATGGTACACATCGCAGACGGTAAAGTCGTGTTCATTGAGGTCAGCAAGAAGGTGAGGATTAAATAAGAGGAGATACGATGCTTATAGAGATTAAAAATCGTTTGTCGGGTAATGTGTTGTTCAAGATCGAGACTGAGAACTTGAAACTTGCGGTAGAGGACGCCGTTAAGTCCAGGGCCAAACTCTCCGGGGCCGACCTCTCCGGGGCCGACCTCTACGGGGCCGACCTCTCCGGGGCCGACCTCTCCGGGGCCGACCTCTACGGGGCCAACCTCTCCGGGGCCAACCTCTCCGGGGCCAACCTCTCCGGGGCCAACCTCTCCGGGGCCGACCTCTCCGGGGCCAACCTCTCCGGGGCCAACCTCTCCAGGGCCAACCTCTACGGGGCCAAAGGCATAAAAGACATTCTCCAAATTGGTCCCATCGGGTCGAGAAAGTCATATTTAATGGCAATCAAAAACGATAAAGACGAAGTTGAAATTTGTGCGGGATGTTGGAGTGGATCAATTGAAGATTTTAAGGCCAAAGTAAAAGAAGTTCATGGTGACAATCAATTTGGAAAAGACTACGAATTGGCTATCAAGCTGATCGAGTCGAGACTTAAATGAATCCCCGGCGGCGTGTTCGCTACAACCACAGTCGTCGGGGATGATTTGATATGAAAAAATTACCTGAAATTGGACGAATAATCGAAGCACATTTTCAGTACCGCGTATTTAGCGGAAACAGATGGTCAAGGATTCGCCTTAGAGTAGTTAGCCATTTAGGCGACGGTAAGGTCCGTGTTGAACTTGTAAGCAATGAATGTGAAAGACTTAGCGGAACTTGGTATTTGAAAACGAAATGACGATCTCTACCGCAGTTCGTAACGAAGCGTATCTTGCCATTCAGCCGAAACTAAATAAGCAGGAGCGCGACGTGTACGAATACCTTTTACACCACGCCAGCAGTAACGCATGGTGCATTTCGGAAGAGCTTGGAATGCTGATTACAAGCGCAAGAAGGGCACTTTTTGACCTTCGCCGCAAAGGATGGGTTCAGGAGTCAGGGAAGGAGTTTTGCGATAAAACAGGGGCTAATGTGACGGTTTGGGCGGCATTACCGATGATGGGTTTGAAATATGATGAATCTGGTCAGGCAAGCTTTACGTGATTCACATATCTGTCATTGTCGCGGAAGTGATGCAGATTTTAGCTGAAAAAAATAAATCAAAACTCGAAAACGAGGAGTAAAAACTACAAATGTTTAACTGGTCTTTTGATAGGAGATTTATGCGCCGGATAGTAATAAATTCTTCCGGATGTTGGATTTGGACTGGCGCAAAAATGAGAAACGGTTATGGCCATTTAGCTGTTGACGGTAAAAAATATGCAGCTCATCGATACTCGTACATTCAGTTAAAAGGAGCGGTACCAAAAAATTTAGATTTGGATCATTTGTGCAGGGTAAGAGAATGTGCAAATCCAGATCATTTAGAGCCAGTTACAAGAAGTGAAAATCTCCGGCGCGGATTAAAACGCGGAGAACATAATAGGGCAAAAACACACTGCCCAAACCTTCACCCTTATTCTGGAGACAATCTTTATCTACATCCTAGTGGAAGAAGGTGCTGTAGAAAGTGCGCAGCAAATCTTGCTAGAAAAATTCGGCTTGTAAAGCGTGAGTCGAAATAATGGCCAGGATTCGCTGCATTAAACCCGACTTCTTTTTGGATAGCAAACTCGCAAAGAAGCACCCCCTAGTAAGGATATTTTTTCAAGGATTATGGTGCCTCGCAGACCGTGAAGGACGATTGGAGGAGGACTTAGACAAGCTCAAAGTTCAGATAATTCCCTATGACAAAATGAGCGCAGAAAAGTGTCTTTCCGACCTCCATCCTGACTTCATAGACCGCTACGAAATTGACCAAAAACGGTACATCCAGGTCAAAAACTTCACAAAACACCAGCACCCACACCCAAAAGAGCCGAAAAGTGAGTACCCTAAACCTTTGTCGTCGGTAGCCGTGGAAAGAAACGGCTTGCCGTGGAAAGAAACGGCGAGTCAGGAAACTAATAGTAAAGTAAAGGAAGGGAAGATGCCACTCCCGGCTGATTCTTTTAACAGCACTAAAAACAACACCCCCCCCAACCTGCCTGATGCATTAAAAGCTGATTCAGATGCGATCGGCAGGTGGTTGGCATACCTAGCGGAGAGGGGGAGGGGTATATGTGGTCCCATCGCGTTAGATGCCTTCTTCAAAAAGCTGCTGGAGCTGGGGCCGGGCCGGGCGGCAGCGATTGAGTATTCGATGGCTAACGGGTGGTTGAGTATCCATCAGGATAAGGACGCTAAAAAAGACGAGGTTCCGGCGTACTGGACCCCACTGGAGAAGGCATGACCGAAGAAACCAAGACCCACCCCACAGTTGGCGAGGCCGTCCTCTACCTGCTGTTCAGGTATCGAAACCTCGACGCCGAGTCAGTTAACCCTGCTTGGTTCGACTACGAATGGGAGAGGATGATTTATGACCGAATCGTCCAGTGGCGGTTAGAGGGCAACGAGCCGGATTTGGTGGCTTTTTCCCGCGATAAGTTGGCGTTCTTTGATCTGTATTCCAGATGCGAGGCGGCGGCGGTAGTACCTTCGCAGTTTGCCTCTCACTGCCAGGTCCTTCGATCAGACTTTACGAGCTTGAAGGTCTGGAAGCTGCTGGATGAAGTCAAGGTCATGGACGACGATGCGGCGATTGAAAAAATCTGCGCGTTCGCGGATGAAGTTAGATCGGCTAGGGTCGTTTCGTTGAAAGCCACCTACCCCAAAGACTTCGCCAGCGAGTATCTAGAGGCCTTAGAAAGCGCCAAAAACAGGCAGGAAATGGAGCTTCCTACCGGCTTCCCGACACTCGACAGGTGGACCCACGGACTTCATCGTGGGGAGGTTGTTATTGTCGGAGCAAGACCTGGGATCGGAAAGTCTACCCTCATGCTGAACATGGCTTCAAAGCTGTTGAAAGAGAAGAAGAAAGTATTGTTCTTTTCGACAGAAATGAGTGTGACGGAACAGTGGAGCAGACTTATCCCGATCCTGACAGGAATCCCCGCCTTTCAGTTTAGAACCGCGGACTTTGAGGGCGACGAATGGAAGAAAATCACAGAGAAGGTTGACTGGCTTCATTCCGCTAACGCCTTTGTTGTCTGTGACCTCCCAAGCCCAACAATCGAGCAAGTCTCCGAGTTGGTCCATAAATGCAAGCCCGATGTCGTTATCTTGGACTATCTGCAAAGGTTCACCATGCCGGCCGCTGATCGGGTGGATCTATCTATCGGGGAGTTCTTGAAGACCATCAAGACCCTGAGCCGGACCGAAAACTGTTCGATGTTGGTGGCTTCCCAGCTTAACCGAGGAGTCGAAAACAGGACGCTAAAAATCCCGACACTTGCAGACCTTCGTGAATCGGGGAACATCGAGCAGGAGGCCGACGTTGTTTTGTTAATGGCGGTTGAAACCGATCTATCTCCCAATCGGGAACTTGGGTTAGGCATAGCTAAAAACCGTCACGGTCAAACGGGGTCTGTAAAACTATACTTCACAACGGAGATTTTGACAATGCACGAAATGGAACGTGAGAATTTGGCGAGGAGAGACATCAATGGTTAAGCTCCCCTTCGACAAGCCCAAGAAGCGCAAGAAGACGCCTTTGGGAAAGCTCAAAAAGATCGCTTGGAAGACGTTCAGCCTGTGGATTCGGAAGCGCGGATCTCCTGACGGTGAGCATAATACTTGCGTGACGTGTGGGGCTTTCAAGAAAATCACCGAACTTCATGCGTCCCACTTCATCCCGAGCCGTCGAAACTCAATCCTTTTTCTAGAGGAGAACTGTCACCCCGGCTGCTACGTCTGCAATATCATGCGTCATGGAGCCCTAGAGGATTATTACCCCTTCATGTTGGCGCGCTATGGACAGGAAACCATAGACCGGATCAAGCGTTTGAAGAACGAAATATTTAAGCCGACGAGAGAGTATTACGAAGCCATAATCCAAAAATACCAGGAGAGAGAATAATGAGCGACAAAACAGTAGAAGTTTCATTTGATGAGCAGATTAACACGACCGTTAGGGACGAAGTGTCAAAATTCGTGAAGAATATTAGGCCAACTATAAATGGCTATCTCGAAAAAGCATTGTTGTCATTTTTAGGTATTGAAAATGGCTGTAATCGGACGGAAATTGACCATTGCAACAGTAGGGCCAGTGTTCTGATTGATGTCTTGCGTGAACAGGCAAAACAGGATGTCGTTAAATTGGTCAATGGCCTTAAATTGGAAACCCTCAACACTCCGGCGATAAAACAAGCATTACAAAAAGAATACGACTCACATTTTAATTATGAATTGAAAACTATTGCTCGTGATTTGGCAAAAAGAGATGCACTGAGAATAGCCGAATCATTCTCAAAAAAAGCAATCAAGAAATATTGCGAGAAGTCGGGAATAAAGATTGATTTTACGGCCTAGCCCCCACTCACAAAGGAGAACGTATGACCATCCCCCAAAGAGAAGGAAAGGAGAATGTGAGTAATATCAATAATGAGCTTTTACGATTAGGTAAAAAAGCAATGACCGCCACTGACTTATCATACAGAGAACTTTATATTGCCGAGAAATTGATGGAAATTGACGCACTGAAATCCCTTCTCAAATCGGCGCATGAGATTATCAAGAAGCTTGAATATTCAAAGCCAGACTATGATGGGATTAGAGACGAATGCAATTTTTGCAACGAGTGCGAATATACAAATAGGCATAGTGCTGATTGCTGTGTCGGTAAATGGCTCTCCGATTACGAAAGGGCTATCAGGGGGGAATGATGGACTGGTTTAAAAAGGAGCGATGCTGAAATGACCGAACCCCAAAGAGAAGGAAAGGACTTTGAAACGATGAAGCAATTATTAAATTACGAGCAAAAGTTTAGCCGTAAATTGAAACTGGAAAATGATGATCTAAAAGCCCTTCTCAAATCGGCGCTTCCGATGGTTAAGGCATATCGATCTATTACAAGATATGGAGCAAGAGAGCAAATACGATGGTTGGCCTCATACGGGAAAATTAAGGCGGAGTGATGGAACAGTTAATTTGTCATTTGATCGGTGACTATCTGCTTCAAAGCGACTGGATGGCGACGAAGAAGGTTGAGCGATTTTATATCGCCGTAATTCATGGCCTTTTCTATTCGCTGCCTTTTCTTTTGCTTGGGATCAATGTTTATCAGTTCATTCTGATAGCCGGGAGCCACGCCGTTATTGATCGTTTGCGCGTGGCGAAATATATCTGCTTCTGGAAAAACTTTCTGGCTCCTGAAACGGAATGGCCTACATGGGAAAACTGCAAAGCAACTGGTTATCCAGAGAGTCGCCCCATGTGGCTGACAGCATGGCTTATGATAATCGCTGACAATGCTCTGCATATGACGATCAATTATTTTGTGATCGGATAACCCCCGCCGATCAAGATTTGGAAATTAGAGAGAGGAGGAACACATGAAGGATTTGATGCTGGACTTGGAAACGATGGGAAGCGGTTACGGTTCGGTCATTACGCAGATAGGGGCCTGTTACTTTGACAGATATTCAGGCGAGATTGGCGATAAGTTTACCTGTAATGTTGATATGGAGGATTCTGTCAAAGAGGGGTTTCGAATTGAACCGGGAGCCGTGACGTTTTGGCTTGGGCAACCGGGGCGCACGTTTTTGGAGCCAACGCTGTTGACTATCCGCGCCGCCTTAGAATCATATCGAGCATTTGCCAAAGATGCCGAATGTGTATGGAGCCATTCTACTTTTGACTTCGCTATGGTTCAGGATACCTGTCAACGGCTTGGGATTAAGCCTGTCCATTCCTACAGAAAGACGAAAGATATTCGGACGCTGATGGAATTGGCAGATACCCATAATCTGGATGTTTGCCCGAATGATAACGCGCACGATGCTCTGTCAGATTGTTTATATCAAGTGAAATATTGCGTCGTAGCTTTCAACGCTTTAAAGAAATAAAGACGATGGTCAGTACCAGAGGAGCCATCGTCGAATTTAAGCAGGTAAATTACAGAGGAGAAAACATGAAAAAGATAATAATTGACGATACGGAGTATGTTCCAGCACAGGAAAATGCTGCAAGTGATGTTCGGATTGTTATTTTGCAAAGAGGTTGGATTGTGGTTGGTAAATATTCAAAGAAGGACAGCCAGATCACCCTTGATGGTGGGTCTGTTATCCGTTCTTGGGGTACTTCAAAAGGGTTGGGTGAGATTGCCTTTGGTGGCCCGACTGCAAATACGCAGCTCGATCCCATCCCTCAAACACAGTGGCACGAACTTACAGAAGTTGCCTCAATCAAGTGCGATTCAGGGAAGTGGAAATCCTATGTCCGTTAAAGTAAATATTGGGGACGAATCACAGAATACTTCTCTCGGGTACGGGAACGGGTACGGGTACGGGTACGGGGACGGGAACGGGTACGGGTACGGGTACGGGTACGGGTACGGGAACGGGAACGGGTACGGGTACGGGAACGGGTACGGGTACGGGTACGGGGACGGGAACGGGGACGGGGACGGGTACGGGAAC